CTAATGGTAATGTAACAGAAGAAGCTGCAAACTTTGCACGTAAAGAAGTTACACTTACACAAGACTTAACTGGATTTGCAGCAGGCTTAAACTCTGTATTCCAACAAAATCCATGGGCTAAACCTTTCTTCTTGTTTGCGAGAACAGGAGTAAACGGATTAGCACTTACTGCAAAACATACACCCGGATTTAACTTTCTTGTTAAAGAGTTTAATGATATAGCATTTGCTAGACCCGGACAGCTAACACCTGAGCTAGCTTCTAAATATGGTATTACGTCAGACCAAGAGTTAATTAACGCTAAAGCATTACAAACAGGTAGATTAGCTATGGGTGCTGGATTAGTATTTATGGCAAGCCAAAAGTGGATGCGTGGTGAAATGACTGGTAATGGTCCGGTAGATAGACAGATGAGACAAAGCTGGCTAGACGCAGGCTATAAACCAAACACTATAACATTTGGTGATATACAAGTAGATTATACTTCGTTTGAACCTTTTAACTTAATTATGTCTACTATTGCTGATATAGGTGATGCTAGTTTATTAATGGGTGAAGAGTGGACAGAAGACAATTTACTTAAGGTATCACTTCTTGTATCTCAGGGTGTAACAAGTAAATCTTACATAGCAGGCTTACAAAGCTTTGCTGATTTAGTTGGTGGTAAACCCGGTAGTGGAGCTAGAATTGCCAGTGGTCTTATGAACAATGCTTTAGGTTTAGGTGCGTTAAGACGTGACTTAGGTAAACTATTTAACCCATATATGAAAGAGCTTAACTCAGGTATCGAAGACGGTATACGTAACCAAAACTTATATATGGAAGCATTTGCCGGTCAAGGCGAAAAACTACCAACTAAGTACAGCGTACTAGATGGTAAGCCTGTTAATCCTTATGACTTTATGACTCGAGCATATAATATGTTTAGTCCTATCGCTTTTCATTTAACTCCTAGCAAGGGTCGTGAGTTACTATTTGCAAGTAAATACGACGCTAGATTATCAGTATTATATTCACCACAAGGTGACGACTTAACAGACGAAAACTTCATAAGATCTAGATTCCAACAAGAAATAGGTAAAGAAAGACTAGACGTCAAATTAGAACGTCTTGCTCGTAACCCTAGAATACTTGCATCTATAGAACAGATGAATAGAGATATTGCATCTGGTCAAAGAGCTTTATATGAAGCTAAAGACTATTATCATTATCAAGTGATAGATGATCTCTTTGAAGATGCTAGAAACCAAGCTTGGGCTAGAATGATGGCTTTACCAGAAGTAGCATTACTAAGAGAAAAAGAAAGATTAAAAACTGTTAAAAGATTAAGGAAAACAGATCAAAGCACAAACCTCCTTTCAATGTATAAATAATGGCAACAACATTCGTAGATTACACTGGGGATGGAAACGCAACTAAATCGTTTTCCTTTCCCTCTATACAAGAATCAGATGTAAAAGTACAAGTAGATGGTGTCTTAAAAACAACAAGCACACACTACAATATAACAAGCTACACTACTACAGGTGGTGGTAATGTAGTATTTACAGCTGGTAATATACCAACTAGCCCTGCAAAGATACGTATATTTCGTGATACAAGCGTAGATGTTGCAAAGGCTACATATGTAGCAGGGTCATCAGTCAAGGCAGGCGACCTCAATGCTAACCACGAGCAGTTACTATTTGCTGCACAAGAAGAGCAAAATCTAGGTAACGTATCAACATCTGCGTCCGGACTTATGTCTATAGCAGATAAGACAAAACTTGACGGTATAGAAACAGCAGCAACAGCTGACCAGACTGCTTCTGAAATTAAAACATTATACGAAGATTCTGGTAACAATAACGCAAGTTATATAAAAACACAATACGAGTCAAACTCAGATACAAACGCATTTACAGATGCAGAAAAAACCAAGCTATCAGGCATAACAGCTGGTGCTGGTGCTACAACCTTTGTAGGTTTAGGTGACACCCCAACTAGCTTCACAGGTGCAGCTGGTAAAACAGTAAAGGTAAACTCATCTGGTAATGCACTTGAGTTTGTTACAGTTACAACACCAACTCAAGATATAGTAGATGATACTACACCACAGCTTGGTGGTGACTTAGACGTACTGACAAGAGAAATCAATACAACTACAACTAACGGTAATATAAAAGTTGGTCCAAACGGTACAGGTGTATTTGAAATTAAAGGTAATACAAATGCCGGTACTTTACAACTTAACTGTGAGAATAATAGTCACGGTGTTAAAATTAAGTCACCACCTCACAGTGCTGGACAAAGCTATACACTGACATTACCATCTAATATAGTAAATGGTCAGTTTCTAAAAACAGATTCTAACGGTAATCTAAGCTGGGCAGCCGCAGGCGGAAATCAAAATATATCAATCAACACACTGTCTAGCTCTAGCGGCTCAGGCGGTGGTAGTGCAACCTTTAATGGTTCTGCCACAAGATTCACATTATCAGATCCCGGTACAAATGCACAAGCTCATCTTGTTAGCGTCAATGGAGTCATTCAGAAACCTAATAGTGGAACCAGTCCAAGTGAAGGATTTGCTATTGATGGTAACGATATTATATTTGCCAGTGCCCCTGCTAACGGTGCTGACTTCTTTATTCTCACCCTCGGAAACGCAATAAGTATAAACACACCAGCTGACGATACAGTTACATCTGCTAAGATTGTAGATGGTACTATTGTCAATGCTGACATCAATGCTTCAGCAGCTATTGCTGGTAGTAAGTTAGCAGACGACAGCGTAACAGAAGCTAAACTAGATATACATGCCGCACCCTCTGGCACAGACAAAGTACTTGGTTATACATCCAATGGTATGGAGTGGGTCGAATCAGCAGCCGGAGCTACAGGTGGTGGCACAGATAAAATATTCTGGGAAAATGGTCAAACAGTAACAACCAACTATACAATTACAAACGGCTACAACGCAATGTCAGCTGGCCCTGTAACAATCAATAATGGTGTTGCTGTAACAATCGGTACTGGAGAAAACTGGACAATCGTATAAATTATGCCAATAACATTAAACGGGTCTGGCACAGTATCCGGTATATCCGTTGGTGGTTTACCAGACGGAATTATACAAAGTGCCGATTTTGCATCAGGAGTTGGTGGTAAAATTTTACAAGTAAAACAAACTTTTAAGAATGATACTGCAAGTACAAGCTCAGGCAGTTTTGCAGATATATCAGGTTTTACAGTTAGTATTACACCATCTGCAACAAGTAGTAAAATTTTATATACAGGTCATTTGTATCTGGGTTTTTCAAGTGCAGAAGGAAATTTTAGACTAACAAGAACAGTAGGTGGAACTGCAACTGAAATAGGCAATGCAAGTGTTGTAGATAATGATGTACATGGTTACTTTGCTATAGGTGGAGGCTCTCAGTACACTCCGGGTACTTTTTCATTTTTAGATACGCCAAACACAACAAGTGCAATTACATATGGTATTAAATGGCATATGCACTCTGGAACTATGTATCTTAATAGAACTTGGGATAATGGTTGGTTTCATGGATCATCAACTATTACAGCAATGGAGATAGCAGCATGAGTCAATTAAAATTAACCGCAGACAGCGGTGGAGGAACAGTTGCTATCAAAGGGCCAGCCAGTACAACTGGTAATGCAGCTCTTGATCTAACTGTACCCGGTACAGCGTCAGCTACGCTGGACACATTAGGAAGAGCTGGTAATATTTTACAAGTAGTTGAAGGAACATTAACTTCTGGTTTTACAACATCTTCGCAAACAATGGTTGATACAGGGTTAAGTGCAACTATTACTCCATCTTCATCTTCTAATAAGATTTTAATTTTATTATCATTAGGTCAGTTTATTAACCGAACTTCGCATAAAAGAGCTTTTGGAAACATATTAAGAGGTTCAACTGTTTTATTTACAGGAGATGCAGCAACAGGAGAGGAAGTAACAATAGCAGTAAGTCATAGAACTGCACAAGATGATTATTATATGAGTCCACTTTCACGCAGTTTTTTAGATACTCCAAACACAACATCAGCTACAACTTACAAACTACAAGCATCAATAGCTAGTGATGGCGGATATGTATACATGAATAGACCATACAATCAAGATGCTAACGGTGGTAATACAGCCAGCTCGATCATACTTATGGAGATAGCAGCATAATGGCAACTTTAAACGCAACAAATTTAAAACATGCTTCCTCTGGTTCTAACAATATTGTTTTAGCTGCTGATGGAAGTACAACTATATCTAATTTATCAAATGCTGGTAAAGTTATTCAAGTTCAATCAGTAACAAAAACTGACACTTTTTCAAGTAGTGAAAGTGCTGGTAATCTTACTGGGCCAGCAATATCATTGAATTTTACAGCTACAAGTACAAGTAACAAGTTGCTGATAATGGCTAATTTAATGGTAGCTAATTCTCATGCTAACGAAAGAATTGGTATAGTTTTATACGCTGGTGGTAGTGCATTAAGTAGTGCTATTGGTGATACTGATGGTGGTAGAAGAAGAATAAGTATGGGTGCTTTTAACGATCAGGATAACTCTTATTCTTGTATTAGTCATAGCCATTATTTTACTCCTGCAAGTACAAGCCAAATTACATATGATTATCGACTTCATAATGGTAGAGGTGCTACTGGCACAATGTATTTAAACAGAGATGGAAATAATGATGATAATTCATGGCATGGTAGGGGTACTTCTACAATAACAATAATGGAGATAGCAGCA